CTATATACGGGATCTTATTTAATACCTCGCGTGTCTTACGAGGGTTCGGCCGTTTGCGCACTCACTCAGGGCCCCGACCGAGGGTCACCTGAGCTGCAACTGAGTGCGCGGGATCATCTCTTGGATGACCCCCGAGCAGGGTGAGGAGCACCGACGAGGCCCGACTCGCCGTTTCTCTTCGCTACTGCTTTCGCTACCTCTTTGACCAGAGAGGGTGTCGCTTTCTTCTCCTTGTGTTCCTTCTTCTCAGCCTTCGGCCGAGTTGGTTGACCAGCGTCCCTCCTTTGCTCCAGGCGCGGGATAATGAACTCCGCGGCTGATTTCAGAAAGGGGCCGGCTACCGGAACTGCTCCAAGCACCTGAGGCGCAAGCTTTGCAGCTGCGCCCACCACATCGCGGAACCACTCGCCCAAAGGGTTCTCATTTAGCATCACTCCCGATGGCATGGTAGCCATCGCTCGTGACGCCATTTCCAGGGCGAGGGGATCGTACGTTGGGGAGGGACGCGCGAGGGAACTCAGGCTTGCGTCGTCGATACCGGGCACGACTTCGACTAGTACTCTGGTGTTGATCGTCAGAGTAGTCTCGGACGTGAGGCCGGTAAAATAGGCCACACTCATGTCCCAAGATATGGTTCGGTTTAGAGGGGAACGCAGGGCGTTCACAGTAGTAGCACCGGACCATGTCGGGACCATCAAGGTGCTGCCAGTTGGGGGCGAAGCCCTCCACGCCGTAGAACCACGCAGGCCACGCGCTCCCCACATCATATTCGATGGGTATTTCAGCGGCTGCTCCGTGGAGTTCATAGTCGCCACTACGTAGCACCCTTCTTTCGCCGCCCACTGCCTTGCCCCCCCAAACTGGAGGAGGTAGTTGACGGAGTTGGGGAAGTAATCCGTGGTGAGGATCGTGCCACTGTGGTATGTTGGCGAAACTGGACAGAAGGACTCGTTGGACAAGTCCCAGTGGGCTGGGAGACGGCATACGGTACAGGAGCCTCCTTGATTGATAGGAGAAGTAGTGTTAATAACCTCAAAACCGATGCCAACGGGTCTGGCCCTGCTGACACCGGTGTATCGGTCAAGATTGACACTTGCCTGCACTTTTGGCGCATCTGTCGCACTATCTCTAAAGAGATCGGTGCCGACTGGTCCTGAGCCCACGTTGATAATTCCGAGTTGGCTGTTAGGAGGTGTTGGAGTAATCCACAGATAGTCTCCAATAGTCTCATCGAGGCCGTAGACGTACTCGAGACACTGTCCTGTGGAGTTTGTGATAGGGAAGGTACAGACTGCGCAGTCCCAGTTAGAGCCAGCGGGGACATTGGCCGGTCGGGTAATGCTGATAGTCTGCTGGTCGAGGTAGACGAGAGTGTTGCAACTCTCTGCGTCTGGGTATCCAGCGGGGGTGACCTTATCGTCTGAGAAGGGGTCAACCATGTTGGAGAGCCAGGTAAAGCCGTCTGGGGAGAGTTGTCGGTCGCCGAGTAATCGTTTGATTGTCTGGGCACTCTTCCTGTCGAGCCTGGTGGTGGTTGAGGCAATTGCTGCATCTGTCATGGGTTGGTTTGGGGTTGGATCTTTCTTCGTGAAGTAGGTTATGATTTTCGAGACCACTCCTCCTATAACTGAGCCGATGCTCTGCGGCGCAGCCGGAGAGACACCGGACAGCATTGCTCGTAGGTTGCTGACCCAACCATGATGATTGTCTCTAACAATGGCTAAGATTTCATCCATACCTGGCAGGCCCAACGAAATGAGGCGGAACAGGCCGGTGAAAAAGAAATAGCGAGTGTAGAGAATGCCAAACATGATACGGGAGCAAGCCCAGCGGAGGAGCGGGTGCTCCGCATCAGCAGTGCTGCATCCAAAGTTATAGAGGGCGTGCACGAAAGCAGGAGGCATCCAGCCGAAATACTTGCGGAGGAAATGATAAATCGGGATGGTCCAAAAATAGTCCATCACCGGTACATTGCCAACCCCAGACACAGCCCAGGTTTGCAAGATTTCTATTGCGTGGAAGGTGCAACGTGCCACCAAGGAGTGGCCGAACGCGCGTTCTTCTGTGGCTCCAGCAATTAAGGGAGCCAAGAACATTAGCACGTTCGCCCAAAGAGGTACGGACTGCCCTTTGGCCTTGAGTACCATGACGTATGCGTTGACCAAGATCTGGCACGCGCCATAGAAACACATAGTCCGGATGCGACCCATCTTCTTCTTCGCGGATGTGAAGACGAAGGAGAGGTTAGCAACCAGCCAAATGGCCGCATAGTTGACAATCCATGATGGGGGAATCATAGCCCAACCTTGCATGCTAGCGGGGACGCTCCTGTGTAACCAGAGGGCAATTTGTTGCCCAATGATCAAGGGGTCGCCGGAAGAGCAGTCAACGTTAGCTGTGAAGAGATCCCAGAGCCTGTTACCAATGCTCATGGGGGCCAGGCCGAGGTCGTATTTGATCATGCGGTGCATAGCCGGGTGATCTATACAAGTGGGGAGCTGGCTGATTGAGGCAATTGTCGCTTCAATTTCTAGCACTTCTGCCTGGGTGATACCGTAGCGGTGAAGCCAATCTGTTAAGATGCTGGGTCTGTCGACCCCACTGCTGCCAAGATGATGCTTGAGGGACTTTAGGATCCTCCTCTGCACAACCCGAGGGTTTTTGGCGTGCTGAGTTAGGTCCATGACCTTCTTCATGATCGGGGCAACAATAGGCATCTGAGGGTTAGCGGCGAGGATGCATTGAGCTACCTCATAGGCCTGAGCCTCAGGTTGGGTCACGCTGGCTGGGGAGACGAGCCAGAAAATTTTGGAAAGTAGCTTGCCTGGTTTCGGCGAGAAGGAAAATCCTGATCTGCTCACGCCAAAATAACTACTCAGAATATTCATCGTGTGGATCGGGCCCACTTCCATAGTGATCTCATAACCCATCTGACGATAGGTTTCGATCAAAATTTGGGCGGCGGGACCCTTGCCTCCTTGGCCGAAACGGCGGGGGAGTATGACTCCACCATCGTCACTCATCAGGAGTGAGACAAGGGGTATGCCTAGGGCCGTTCTCAGACGGTGATTGATCACCGCGTGAACCTTGCGGATTGCGACGCAGTTGCCGATGGAAGTTGTAGGGCTACCAGAAGCCACTCCGCCTTCGGTCTTAAACTTAATGCCGTGCATGCTAGTCCCTTTGACTGTAGAATTGGCACGAAGTGTGGCTTCTACGTCGCGGGGACAACCCGCATCAACATAAGTGTCGACATTCAGTTGGAGAGCGATAACTGGAGTGCTCTTGTCCATCTTGACCACGTCAACAGAGTAGTATTCCATTTCTTCCGAAAACTCTTGGTGGCGACACTCAATCCAAGTACGGAAATCCTCAGCTCTCCACCCGTAACAGACGGCGATCTTAGTGGTTTCCGGTGGGTTGAGCTCTTTCACGGCCTTAGAAAAAGCGTTAATGAAAGGGCCACAGAGGGTTTGGTACTTCTTATTACAGTCCATGATCGCCCTCGGAGTCCAGGACGCGGGTTCCAAATCAAGGACAGTCTCCTTGATAACAGTCTCCACTTTAGTGAATTCCTTGTGAGCGACCAGACGGTCAGGGTAGAAGTAGACTTCCTTATGCGCTTCCTCAAAGGATCGTCTTTGCGCACCGGTATACCTTTTGGCCCATTCTTCGACATTGTCGTACGTGACGAAGAGGGGCCAGATCGGTTTACCGATGAGACGGGCGTCCTTGCAGAGGTTGTGGCCGAGCCGCCAGAGCTTAGTGTCAGCTGGGGGGCAAGGGCTGAGTTGTCTCTCGCGGAGGGCGACGACCTCATTGTGATAACAGCTGCGCGACACCGTTGGTACAAAGGGATAAAACCAGACACCAATGGTGATAGCACCCGTTTTAGGATAGCAAGAAGGAGGGTTAGGAAGAAGTTTAACCACTGTGTTGGGCCTGGTAGTCTCAAGAGAGTATTCCCCGGTGCACCTATCGGCCACAAACGAACACTCACCGGGGGTAGCTGAGATGCAGTACTGCTTCGCGGCGTCAGGTGAGTATAGGTCTCGGAGCATCGGTTTGACGATGTTCCAATTGCTGAAGGTGAGATGAGGGTTCTCAAGAAAAAACCAGCCGCTTGGTTTTGTGGTGGTGCCTATTGGGCGGCGGGCGCGGCGTTCCGACTGGCTGATCCACCATCCCACTATGCGCAGGAGGATGTCCGCCAATATACCGGCCTCGTTTTGGGCTCTTGGCATAACACCCGACCATAACTTCTTAAACGTGGACATTGCCCACCACTTGGACTTAACCCAAGAGAGGGCCTGACCAAAGAAGCCGGGGGCCGGGGAGTAGGCCGTGAGCCAAGCCACCGCAATGGCAAAGGCAAGGCTAGTGACGCTCCGCTTCTTGGCTGTGAGAAGGGAGGCCACGAATGTGATGGCGCTAACGAAGAGTCGAATA